TATACTGCATTTTTTGCAACACAAGATGCTAGGAGGGTATCTAATGATTGGTGATGAAGAGTTGGATGAATTTAAAATTTGGCTTAATAACGGTGTAGAACGTGGCTGGATATCAAATGTCCAATGTGCTACACATGAAGGTATTAATCCTATATCAGAAGAAGAAGTCAAGGAATGGGAAGAAGGCGGAGATCCCTGCCAATTTGTAGTTAGGATTTTAGAATGACAGATAAGCCAGTAATTGAATTAATTAGTGAACTTACAGAGTTTAATGATATGAAGGCATACATGAATGATCCAGACTTGGATTATGCACTTGATCTTATTATCAAACTTATTTCTAAGCCTGACGTGCCATCAACTAAAGCTCCCGACCTTATTGTTAAGATGCAGGCACTTGCTGCTAAATTTGCAATCATGTCACGTTACTACACCACCTTTGAAAAAGGCGGGGAGAATTCAAAAAAGAAGAACGTATATTACACAGCAGAAGAAGCAATTAATAGACTAGTTGATGCCCTTAAGTATTCAGCAAGATTTGGAGCATAATGAACATATTTAAAATTTTTCATAAGCACAAAACAGAAGATGTAGCATGTCCATTTACAGGTAAAACTTATATTATGTGCACTTCTTGCCAAAAGAGAGTTGGTGTCCGTAATGGGTAGAGATGTAATTGCTAATTTAAAATTTCAAAAGCCAATAGACGGAGGCTTTGATCCCGTCAAATTTGCCAAGATGTATGAGGAGGCGGTATTAAGTGGTAAAAGGCCTAATGAATTTACTCAAAAAAAGACTTTTAGCCCTAGCTCTGTTGGTTATGGTAATGGTAATTGTCCTAGATATTGGTTCATTGCTTTTACTGGTGCAGATTTTGAGAACGAAACCGATGCTATGGGTGTTATTAATATGGATAACGGTACGTATGTGCATGATAGAATACAGAAAGTTATGGCTAAAACGCCAGTATTCAAAGCAAACGAAACAGAAGTTACACATGATGATCCTCCAATTAGAGGATTTGCAGACACGTTTATTGAGTGGGATGGACAAGAAGTAGTAGGAGAAATTAAATCTGCTAAGCAAGAAATTTTTGATATTCGTCAAGCAGAAATGCAAGGGCTTCCATATCACAAGATTCAACTTCTTACATACATGAAAATTCGTGGAGCAAAGCAAGGCTTTTTCTTTTATGAAAATAAAAATGATAATTCGTTTTTAATCATTCCTATTAATATGGATGAAAAAAATACAGAATTGATTAACGGTGTTTGGGATTGGTTAAGAAAAGTTTATGCTGCTTATGAAGCAGGCACTTTGCCAGAAAGAACATTTACTAAATCTCAGTGGGCATGCAAAGGCTGTCCAGTAAAGAAAACTTGTTGGGCGGATAAGAAGGATCTGGGCGAAGTATACATAGAGCCTTTGGTGCTGGAAAAATGAAAAAAGCTTTAGCATTTACAACATATAATAGAATTGATTACCTTTCGCACACACTTATAAGTTGGCAAAAAGTATCAGATCTTAATTCATGGGATATACACTTTTATGTAGAGCCTAGTGATAAGTTTGAGCAAGTTTTACATTTAATTCAAACTTTTGAAGAAACTATAGGGCAGCCTGTATATATTCATGCAAATGAAAAGGTTATGGGAACAGGCGGTAATACTTGGAAACTTTTTGATGAATTATTTTCTATGTATGATTTTGTAGTGTTAGCAGAAGATGATGTTGTTGTATCCAAAGATATTTTAAAATATTTTGATACTCTTGAAAAAATGTATCGTGATGACAACGAGATAGCCATTATTTCAGCTAATACAAAGTGGCATACAGAGGATGTGTCAGGTGTTGTTCGTGAGCAAGGATTCAATGGACTTGTTTGGGGAACTTGGAAAAAGTATTGGGATAATTATTTTGGACCTAATTGGGACAAAGATTATTCTTCTGACCCAGTTCACAATGGCTGGGATTGGCATTTAAATCTTAGAATTATGCCAAAAAATAAATTGAAAAATATAAACCCTTTGGTATCTAGGTCTAACCATATAGGTATTAACGGAATGCATTGTGATGAAAAAATATTTGATATAACACAGTCACCTTCTTTTAAAGAAAACCATGAGTGGCAGTGGCTTGCGGAGGTTAAAGTATGAAATGCTCATATAATAAATGTAATAATGAATTTGAGCCAAGAACTCATAACATGAAGTATTGCTCTGATGAATGTTGTAGGACTGCTACTAATGAAAAGTTAAGAGAAGCTTATTATGAAAAAAAGGCAAGGTTGGCGGGTAAGAAAAGGGTCTGCAAGGCACAAGGATGCAATGTAATCCTTAGTAGATACAATGCTGACAAGATATGCGATAGATGTGCGAACGCTAAAAAAATGTTAGATAGAAATCAAATGATAGAGATGATAAGAAATGTCACTGGCAAAATTAGCTAAACCTAAAGGAACTAAAGTTCTGGGTATTGACGCAAGCACCAATAGTTTTGCATTTTGTCTTATGGATGGAAAAACCCCTGTAAAATGGGGGGAAGTCGAATTTGCTGGTGCAGATGTTTATGAAAGAATTCTTGATGCCAAGAATAAAATAAAAGCGTTTAAGCATACGTTGGATTTTGACTTTGTTGTTATAGAGGCAGCAATTTCTGTAAAATCTGTACATACAGGAATGAAGATGGCATACGTATTTGGTGCTATAATGGGAGAGTTACTTAGTGAAAAAGTGGAGGTTGTCGAAGTTCATCCAATAACTTGGCAGTCATATTTGGGTAATAAAAATTTCACTAAGGCTGAAAAGCAGAAGGTGAGAGATGATTTTCCTAATAAATCGGAAAATTGGTACAAAGGAAAAATTAGAGAGATTAGAAAATCTCGAACAATTGACTTTGCGAGAACACTGGGAATTAACACTGAAAATGATAACGTCGCTGATGCAGCGGGAATAGCGTGGTATGCAGTAAATGAAGTTGTATGATAGTAAAGACTGGGTTCATAAGAGATACGTAGTCGAAAAGAAAACAGTGCTTGAAATGGCTATGGAAGCTAAATGTTCACACATGACAATCCAAAGAGCCTTGGAACGCTGGGGATTTATTAAGAAACCTAGAAAATGGACTAAGGGTGACAAAAAGTAATATTTGTTTTAACATATTTCATATACCTCAGCTAGGTAAAGACTATGCTAGAAGGTTTGCATGTTATATAAATTTAAAACAGATTCTTTCACTTAAATATAATAATTTAAATAGTGAAACAATAAAGATACAAAATTCAGATGATTATGATAAGTTTGTTAAAAACTATTATAAATTAAATGTGCGTGATCTTTTGACCTATGGAGAAATAGGTTTATGGGCAAGTAATTTAGTGGCTTTTGACAATTTTTTAAAAAGCGAGTATGATTACTTAATGTTGTTAGAAGACGATGTAGTTCTTTATAATAATTTTTTTGAATTGTTTGAAAAATATGTTGAAGAATTACCTGAAGACTTTGATATTTTTTCTTTGCATGTAAGGGAAATGGAGCATGTTAGATTTACAGACTTTGAGAATCAAAACTCTGTAGTTCCACTCTACCAATGGTGGGATACAGGAGGAGTTCTTTTTTCTAGAAAAGGTGTTGAAAGAATATTAAAAGCAGTTGAATTAAATGGAATTGATTGTCCAGTTGATTTATTTTTTTATGATTGTAAAATAGAAGGTGATGATTATAGTGCAAAAGAGCCAAATGCAACCGATAAAGTTGTTAAAAAATATAACTTTGTATCATATGGCCTTCATCCAAAATCTATCCCATTAATGTATAAATTAGTATTAAAATCAAATATTTGGGAATTGCCAAGATTGAACTTTAACGAAAGGTGATAAATGAAACTAAAGCCAGTATACGCAGATGTAGATCAATTTAGTTGTGATGATCTTTATTTGCATGCAACCTCAGCACCCTCAGGTCATAGAATTTGGAATACGTGCCATGGGATAGCACAAATGCTTATTGAAAAGAATATATCTTATGGTGATTCAGCTCTGTCACCAATTAGAACATTTGCACAATCGGACGGGATTGAGCAGATCAAGGTTAGAATTGATGATAAGTTAAATAGAATCAAGAATAATCAAGGCTTTGCTGGTGACAATGATATTGATGATTTGATTGGTTATTTAGTTTTGCTTAAAATTGCAATTGAAAAGGGTAGAGAGTAAAAATGCCGCATTCTGATGGAGCAAATAAAGGTTGGTCTTTAGACAAGATTAAAGAAATAAATCCTAAAACAATATTGGATTGCGGTACTGGATCAGGAATATACTCTGACATTATTAAAGAAAACTTCCAAGACTCGATAGTTTTGGACGGGATTGAAGTCTGGCAGCCTTATATTGATGAGTATAAACTAGAGGAAAAGTATAATAGTTTAACTAAAATAGATGTAAGAAAACATGATAATTTTGATTATGATTTGGTAATTTTTGGAGACATTCTAGAACATATGTCCAAGGAAGATGCTCTAAAACTTTGGGATAAAGTATCAAAGCAGGCTAGATATGCGATCATAGCCATACCTATTATTCATTATCCACAAGGCCCATCTTTTGGAAATCCTTATGAAGTTCATGTAAAGGATGATTGGACAGTTCAAGAAGTTCTTGATTCTTTTACAAATATAGTAGAGTATAGTGTATTTGATATTACAGCAGCGTTTCTTGCAAAATTTGATTGACAATAAAGTAGAAAAGAGTTATAATTAAGTATGGCTACATATGAATATGCATGCATTGAATGTGATAAAACCGCAGAGGTAAAAAGAAGCATGAGTGAACCTGAAACAGTTCCTCCATGTCCAAATTGTGGTTATGGCATGACACGTGTTTGGAATGCCCCAGGAATTCAATTTAAAGGATCAGGATTTTATAAAACAGACAATGGATAATGAAATAGAAGTTGCAGGTCAGTTTGACCAAATGAATAAGGTTGTTGAAGAGTTGCTTAAAGGCAGCACTTCATCGCAAATTGCTAAAACAACTGGATTGACTCGTGTTCAAGTTGACAACCATATACAAACATGGAAATCTTTAGTTCAAGATAACAATGCTATAAAAGCAAGGGCTAAGGAAGCTTTGGCAGGTGCAGACGAACATTACAACATGTTGATTAAAGAAGCTTGGAGAACATTGGAGCAAGCAGATTTACAAGATGCTTTGCCTGTTAAAACTCAAGCATTAAAACTAATCGCTGATATTGAAGCCAAGCGTATTGACATGTTGAACAAGGCGGGAGTTTTGGAAAATAATGACATGGCAGATGAGATCCTAGAATCAGAAAGAAAGCAAGAGATACTTGTTGGAATACTTAGAGATGTAACATCATCATGTGATCATTGTAAATGGGAAGTTTCAAAAAGATTGTCTCAGGTTACTGGACAAGTAGAAGCTGTTGTAGTTAATGAGTGATTTTGATATCTTTTTAGATGCTTTGAGTGGTGATGAGTTTGATGAAACTCCAGCCACACTAGAAGACTTTGTAACTAAAAAAGAATATCTTGGATTGCCACCATTGTCTGAATTACAATACACAATGATTAAGGCATCAACTCAAATTTATAAGCGTGATACTCTCCATAGAATTTATGGGGAAGTTGAAGGCGAAAAAATATTTAAACAAACTTGTAACGAAGTTATCCTACAACTCGGTAAGGGTTCTGGAAAAGACTATACATCTACCATTGCTTGTGCTTACATGGTGCACATGCTTTTATGTTTAAAGGACCCAGCAAAATATTATGGCAAGCCTCCAGGCGATGCTATTGATATTATTAACATTGCTATTAACGCTGTTCAGGCTAACCGAGTATTCTTTAAAGGTTTTAATCAGCGTATTGAAAAATCACCTTGGTTCCAAGGAAGATATGTTGCTAAGGCCAACATGGTTGAATTTGATAAAGGCGTAACCGTTCACTCTGGTCACTCTGAATCGGAAGCATGGGAAGGATATAACGTTATTGCGGTTATCCTTGATGAGATTTCGGGATTTGAGTTGGAA